TGATGTAACTCAGGATACGGTTGCAATATCTTACCCATTTAATTTCAGCGGAATACAGCAAGGCGGCCTCAACATTACCCTTAACGGTAATGATCTTGATCCAGACTCTTACCCGCAGGATACCAACCTGTACCTTGTAAACTTTGGGCGTTACATCCAGTTCTCTAGTCAGACGGGCAACTCTTGGCAGACAGTAACAGCCAAGCCAACTCGCAGGGGAGCCAGAGGTGAAATTGTTTACAGGAAGGATGCCGTTGATAGCGAGCCAACGCACTACCTGAATGTGTCTGGCATTGACCATGGCTACGACTGGAAGGCTTTGGGGGCAGGTAGATCAGGGACTACCGCTGAAAGGCCGACACTAGACAGCAACGATGTTGGGTTTGACTATTTTGATACAACTCTACAAGCGCCTTACTGGTGGACTGGTAGTGCTTGGGTTTACTCTGGCGCTGAAAACACTACTTATGACACTGTTGCTGATCTTGTTGCTACTACATCATTGACTTCGGGCAATGTGGAAACAAAAGGATATTACGATCCTGGGGTTGGCGGTGCAAGCTATAAGATAATGACTCTTGCAGCTTATGGGAAAACGCCTGACGAGAAGGGCGCGGCATTCACCCTTGGAAATAATTATGTTGCAGTTCTAAAGCATGATGGGTCTGTCAGCGATCTACAGTTTGGGGTCAAGCGCGACGACACAACAGATAGCGGGGCAAACCTGGTAGCACTCCTTGCTGCTGCAAAGGATCAAGGATTTGAGGTTCTGTTCACAGATGGTATTGCTGTTACTAATACGGCACTTACTATTGATAAGGCTTTGTTCTCGATTCGGGGTTCTGGCAAGCTGATGTCGTACCTGAGAATTGGATCAACATTCCCAGAAGGGTCAGCACTGCTGACAGTCAACGATTGCGGCAGAACGAATGGCACAGGGACAAATGAGAAGCCCTTCTATACAGGAATCGAAAAGTCTGTAGAGATGGTTGGCTTTACCCTCATGGGGAATGGGCGGGTACGCAGGGCGCATGGACTTGCTTTCACGGGCCTGAATGACGATATGCTGATTGACGTTGAGTGCAGAGACTTCAAGGGCATAGGTATGTCTCTGGGTAATGCAGATGTGGTTAAGGTAAACGCAGGATCGTTTGTTGGCGGCACTACATACAAGATAGCATTTCTTGGTACTGACACAGCGGTAGACCCTGACGAGCAAGAGGCTAACATTCAGGCGCGTTGGAATGAGTACCTTAGCACAACTGATGTGACGTATCGTATCGGAACTGAGTTCGTAAACCCAGCAGGTGAGAATGGCTCTGAGCTAACTGGCGCTATTGTGGCTACAGGCTACACTTCTGACACTGTGCGCGAGAGTACATTTGAGAATATTCAGATCAAAAACTGCGGCAACATTACTGGTGGTTACGAAGACCCGGCTATGCAGATTGGTAGTAACGGCTCTCAGCAGGGCGATAACAATCTCTGGTTTCCTCTGCTGCGCCTAATCTACTCTCGCGGTAGTGCGCTCAAGGTTATCCCTAACGTGTCTAACAGGGCGCGTAAGATACGTATAGGACACTTGTTCCTTCACGCTAACAAACAGTTACCTGACCCAGGCACTGATCCTAATGGAGAAAACTGGCACTCTGACAGAGACTTGATTATTATCGGCAACCAAGGCGCTGCTGAAGGCAGCTCAGAGATTGCTTCTGTAAGTATAGACCAAGTTGACCTTGTTGGACTTGAGGATGGTCATAAGTGCTTTGTGGTTAATACAGGCTCCTCTCTCCACGTTGGAGGGTTTACAGGCAACGCGCCCAATGACTCGTACTATTTCTACTTCAACGGTGCAGACACATCATCTATCCGCAACTACAACAGGGGCGGTATCAGAGTAGGCTCTCCGGTAAAGAGTACAGCTAACCTAATTAAGATTGACGGAATGCAGGACACACACCAAGTAACTGTATCCGGCGTTGCAGCTACAACTGTTCCCAGCGGCAGCAAGAAGTTTGCTACCCTGCCATCAGGCCAGTGGGTTGTTGGTAACTTCTACGTTATCAGGGACTTAGGCACAGGTGGCAATGATGCCTGGAATACTTACCTTGGAACCTCTGGCATAACGTATGCTGTTGGTGATGAGTTCACTGCAACCTCCAATGATCAGACTCCGCTGACTGGCGCGATCTGCGGAACAAGCGGATTCAAAGAGGGTGTTGAGTACAAGATACTGGACTTGGGTACAGCGGGCAATGCAGCATGGGTGACATACACTGGCGTATCCAAAACCTACGCGGTGGGCGACTTGTTTACTGCAACTGCCAATGACTCAACTCTGCTGACTGGAGCCATTGTAAAGGTTCCTTACTACCCAAGTTATGTGGGTGACATCAAGCACATCAATGATGACAATGTGGTTATCGCTAACATATACAAGCCCCAGGATGCTGCCGCTGCAAGTCTGTTCCCTCGCACAGCATTCTATAAGTCGCGCAAGACAACTTACTTCCAGAAGCTGTACCTGATTACCAACAGCGCGCTGACAGCAAATGACACAGACTATGCCACAATACAGTTCATCAAGGTCAATGCCGATGGAACTTTTGGCGGGCAGTTCGCTCGTATAGAGACCAAGACATCTGGATCAGGTGGCACTGGCGACTGGACTGTTGGGCAGACTATCGAGATTCCTTTTACAGAGCCTCGACTGGACGAAGGGGAAGGCATTGCTTTCCAGATATTCAAAACAGGCAACGGTGTTATCGTCCCTCACCTGGGCGTTGTTGCCGAACTTTCACCTAACCTATCACTGCAAGGCGCAGTGGAATAAATAAGAGATGATATTATGGTAGAGGAAACTAAACAGGTTGTTGACGTAGCAGCCGCATCAACAGGGATATTGGCTGTCACCGCTTGGTTGCCACCGGTAGCATCTTTGTTTACTATTATATGGTTAGGGATTCGTATATACGAGTCAGACACCATACAAGGGTTAATGAGGAAAAAGTAATGAGCTTGCTCTCCCTGATCACACCTGTCACTAAACTTCTCGATAAGTGGATACCTGATGCCGACACCAAACAGAAGATTGCTGCTGAACTCTCAACGCTTGCAGAGCGCCACGCGCAGGAGATTGCACTGGCACAGATCGAGGTCAACAAGGCAGAAGCAAAAGGAAACTGGTTCCAGGCAGGATGGCGACCAGCAACAGGTTGGGTCTGCGTCCTCGGATTTGCAGTCAACTTCCTGATCTCGCCACTAGCCGCTGGCTTTGGCGTGGACATTCCCCAGGCTGATACCTCTACCATGCTCCCTGTACTCATGGGTATGCTGGGACTGGGTGGCCTAAGAACTTATGAGAAGACTAAGAATGGGTAAGATACTCGACTTCCCTGAGAAGCCAGACCTCGCCAAGCTGTGCGAGGAGTTTGATACCATGATCGTTATATGCGTATCACCTGATACTATTCAAGTGGTCAGCAACATGGATGACACCGACATACTCTACAGCATGGAGATAGCCAAGAACGAGCTGATCCAGGCTTACTACCACATGGACGAAGAGATCCACTGATGCAACTCCAATACTTTGACATCGCAGAGTTTGATTGCCAAGAGACTGGCAGAAACGATATGAATCCATTCTTCCTTGAGAAACTGGATGAACTGCGACATAGGTGTGGGTTTCCCTTCAAGATTACTAGCGGTTATCGCGATCCATCCCATTCCATTGAGGCCCGTAAGACCAGACCAGGCACCCATGCCAGAGGTATTGCTGCTGATATACATATCAATAGCGGTTCAGAAGGTTACGTTATTGTCAGGGAAGCTATGAAGATGGGCTTCAATGGCATAGGAATTGCAAAGAACTTCATCCATGTAGATGTACGTGATTCCGTACAGGTTATCTGGACTTACTAGCTCAACAAGCTCTTGCGGGTCTTCTTAGATTCTTTAAATGCTTTGGCTGTAGGTGCGCCCTTGTCTCCAGGCTTCCTCATCTTCTCGCCACTTCCTGCTTTAATGCGCTTACGTTTAGCGTGAATGTTTGCGTATAAACCTTTCGGCATGGGATTACCACTTGGATTTGTTTGCCCAGTATGCGGCAGACATCTTACCCTTGGCGATGTTCTTAGCATGGCGAGCTTTGAAGGATTTGCGACGAGCCTTTTCTTTAGCTGTCTGCGGATTGGAGCCAGCACCTTTTACACCCTGCTGACCATAGCGAATAGTCTTCACCTTATCGCCCTCTTTTGCTACGACAACGTGAGACTTGGTTGGGTGACCAGGGGTTCTCTTAGGCTTGTTATACCCAGAAACCCCGATTCTTTTTAATAGGCTTTTACTCATGCCCCGATTATAACATATTTACCCATAAGGATCATCATAGTCTGGCTGAATGGCTGACTCAATCAGGAAGTCGCAGTAGTGCTTGATCTTGCGTAGGTCTTCTACCCCTCCCTTTTCCTGCCAGCGGGTCGCGTATTTAACAATATTACCCTCGCAAAAACCTAAATTGTTTGAGAGTATGTATTGTATCGGCTGTATGGCATTGTCTTTGTAGTGGTCGCCACCCACCTGCTCATCAAGTGCGCTCATATTTCTTCCTCAAGTAGTTAAGTGATACAGGCATCTCATCGCAACACCCATCGTCTACCTCATGCAGCATCCAGATACCACGCCAGCTACTGTTGGTCTGGGCAGTCAGGTAGTCCTCATCATGCTGGTAGAAGATGCCAGCGAACAGGCCGATCATAGGCTTCATATCTGCTCTGTTGGCGAAGGCAATGTCCCTATCCTGTACATGGCCCATCACACAGCTCATATGCTTCTTGGATAGCATCAGCTTGGCGCTCGATACAGGGCGACCCATGATGCCACTGGTGAAGTAATGCGAATATGCAATACCGTCGATCACCACAACATCCAGAAACCCATGCACCTCCCAGCCCATTTGCTCCAGCTCAAAGTCATCATAACTCAGCAGACCCTCCAGCTTGGCATCATCCTCGATGGCCCTCTCAATGCGCTGCTCATGGTTGCCCAGGCAGAACACCAGTCGGGGCTTCCAGGTCTTATCCTTGTTGCGCCTCAGCCTTTCCTGCTCCTTCCAGATAGGCTTCATGAACTCTCGCATACCTTGGATACCGGCCTCGATGTCGTCGTTATACCTGCGGCCTTCAAAGGACTTTTTGCCTACGTCCCAGCTTGAGAGCGAGGGCATATCCCAGTGATCACCGATGTGAATGATTACATCTGGCTTCTTCTCTACTGCATACTGTCCTGCCCACTTGAGGTGTTCCATCTTTGAGCCTGGCTTCACCTGTGTGTCAGGGATAATCATGTGCTTCATACTTCCTCCATGTTCTATATAGACGAAAGCCCCACAGAGGGGGCTTAGGTTAAGTCTTGGTAAGCTACTGCGGCTACGCCCAGTAACACTACAATGATAGCGATGAAAGTCATGATGGCCTCAAAAGTCTGATGAGGCGCGATTATATTATTATCAGCAGATGATATGTAGTGATAAAAACTCATGACCATTATGCTATTCGGTAATGTTGCAACTTTCCATCAGGTCGGACCACAACTGGGTTTCAGTCTTCTCAGGGTGGGGATCATTGTCCCATTCCTGCATATACTTCTCATCCCCAACTGCGGAACAATTGACGTAGCGGTGGGACTTCCCAGAGCCATCCACATATGAGCCAGTGTTCACAAAATACTTGAACCCATTGGCATCAATATGCTCGACATAATCGCCTGGATGCTTTGACTCTAGGATAGTCCCATCAGGGGTTCGCAATCTATTTCTTTTTAGATTCACGCCTAGCCTTCCACTCTTCTTGCTGATCCATTGTGATTAAAACAATCCCTGTTAGAAAGCCACCGAGTGCAATCACTACGATGGCTGCCAACAGACCTTCCATTAGAATGGGATGTCTTCATCAATGGCTTCTGGCTTGGCCTTTGTCTTGGCTGGAGCCGCATCACCATCAGTGAAGAACACCTTTACATTGCCAAGGATAGGGGTCTGTACGCCCTGCTCACGCTCCTCAGCCGATGTGGACTGCGAGATAAAACCATTGTTCTCATACTGGTCTTGCTCCGCAGTGTCAAAGAAAGTAGTCAGGTCAAGATACGTACCCTTCTCCCCTTTGAACAGTCGTGACTTATCAATCTTGCTTACGTCGATCTTTACGCTCAATCCAACTTTCATACTAACCTCTCACTTTCACTTACTATTGTTTCAACAGCAGCCTGGACTTGCTCTGCCATCGCTTCGATAAACTTCTCATTGCGCTCCATGCGCACCAACAGGTGTGGCATCTCTGGGTGGTAGCTCATAAAATCCCAGCACTCTCTGCCTGTTATCCACATACAACCCTGCACTTGCTGGTAATACTTGGATGGTACTTTGCCAGCCCGAAGGTAGGATACATGGACGCTATCAGAAGGACATTTTATCTCAAGGCCACAGCTGTCTCCAACCAGCCCATCAGGGCTACAGCCGAACTCACCGCTGTCATCCAAGATGAAGCCTGTCTCCACCACCTCATACTCAGTGATGAACTCATAGGCTGCCCTGGCCTCTGGCTCCAGCATTGTCCCTCTCTCCATATGCTCATTGGTATAGAAGGGTTTGCTGCGACCAGTCAATCTCTCGGCAATCATCTCATTGATGTAGGACTCTGCCGAACTAGATGGTTTGCCAGTGCCTGTTACCAGCTTGGAGAACATGGAAGCTGATGGCCTGCCCAGTCTTGCAGCAAGCCATTCAGGTGATCCTTGTTCGTGATCTAGGATAATCATCTGTACTTCCTGACTGGAGCTTCAATCAGTGGCTCAATGGGCTTGATCTTGGTGCTTTCATAATTTCTCATGCGCTCATTAAACTTGCGCTGCTCTTCCCTATCACTGCGCCACTTATCCCATATGTCCATGTAGGGGTCGCGCTTCTGAGATCCACCAGTGTTGACGATAACTCCAGCACAATCAAAAATCGCATTGCCGTTAAAGTCATTTCCTATTTGGGTGCAAGCATTAACGCCAGCACCCATCAGCATACAAAAAATAAAAATCATCTTATTCATTTAATTCACTCCTATTTAATCTTGGCCTTCAGGGTGGCAACTGCTCTGTTGTAATCAACAGCTAACATAGTGTCCACAGACTTTGCCTTGAAGTAGGCCAGGAATTTCTTAACATCAGCACCAGACTCTTCAAGCAGTGACTTAATATGCTCCGCTTTAGACTCAGCGATTACTTCGTTGGCATCATCACCTCTAAGCATTGCAGCTTCGGCATCATCATCGGCAGTAGGGATGCCTGCGATTGACTGTAGTGCATAACGCCTTGCATAAGTAATGGCAGAGCCAGCAGCTTGTGGGTCACGCTTAACTATTGGCAGGTAGTATTCCTGCTCCAGCCATTCGCCACTGGTGTGCATTAGCCTAGTGATTACACCAATGCCATGCTCGTTGGTTACCGGGAACTGGGTGTAGCTAAGACCATTATCAGTGAAAGGCTGTTTGATAGCCTTGATGACAGATGTCAGGTCAGCATAGCTAGACTTGAAGAAAGGGTTGGCACTGTCCTTAACAGCACCACCCATGGTTGCCTGGGCATTACACAATGCTTCGGCAAGGTTTTTAATTGAGTCACTGCTATTCATTAGTTAAATTCTCCTGCTGATTTCATTTGTTCGTACACATAACGTGCGCCATATCCGATGTCGTAGGCTTCGGACTCGCCTTCTTTATGGGGATAACCTTTGCGGCAATCATAGTCACCGCGATCCAGGTCATTCAAAAAATCAATATCTTTATCCATCACTACACCTCCAAGCTCAGGTTGTACTTCTTATACAGATTGTTGCGCTGCTCACTGCTCTTGCAGAACTGGTCGATCTGTCTCTTCATGAAGTAGTCTAATTCTTTTTGACGCTCAATCAGCTCACGAGCCTCAATCTCCTTGAGAGCTTCATCAATCTCCCACTTCTCCATTGGGGGCAGGTTGGCTGATGTGTCGCGGAACTCTGGATCTGGGTCTGGCTCTTCGCGCCCAGTGATGGTTCTGGCAAACTGATCGTAGTCATAATCGCCAGTGCGGTTGGGGTCTTCATCTCTGTAATACATATCTCTCTCTCCTGTTGTTCGAGTCTTCAATTTACTCCATGCAAAATAAGTTGTCAACAACTATTGCAAATTAATTTACGGATTGCTACTATGACAACTCAACTAACTGAGAGGTAACTATGAATATCATTAAAGCATTGACCCACTACATGGGTATGACCGGAATGAGCAGTGCAGAGCTGCATCGTCAATCAGGTGTGAACCTGGCAACCATCAGCCTGGTACTCAATGGGCATCGAGGCGCGTCGATTGCTACCATGGAGCAGTGGGCAGATTGTTTTGGAGTGAAGCTGTCTGAGTTCATCGCGGCTGGTGAGTAACATGAATAAAGGTTATTACGCGATTATCCCTGCCAACGTCAGATACGATAAGAGCTTAACGCCCAATGCCAAGTTACTGTATGGCGAGATCACTGCTCTATGTAATGAGAAAGGTTATTGCTGGGCTGGTAATGATTACTTTGCTGGCCTGTATGACGTAAGCAAAACCTCGATCAGTAAGTGGATCAGTGCGCTGCGGGATTGTGGCTATATAAATATCCAGCTCGACTACGCTGAGGGTACTAAACAAATCTTAAATAGGTATATAACATTAGTTAAAGACCCTATTGAAGAAAAGTTAAATACCCCTTTAAGAAAAGTTAAAGACCCTATTGAAGAAAAGTTAATAGTTAATAATACAGTTAATAATACATCTAATACTACATCTAATAAGGGTCGTTTCACTCCACCCACTTTGAATGAGGTGATAGAGCAGTGCAATAGGACTGGCGCTAACATTGATCCCCAGGGTTTCATTGATTTCTATGAGAGCAAGGGATGGATGATTGGCAAGAACAAGATGAAGTGTTGGAAGGCTGCTATCAGAACCTGGAGCCGGAAGGAAAGGGAGAGGAAACAGCCTGTTAATCAACCTGTTAAGCAGAAGAGAGAACCCGCTGGCCTGAGAGGGCGCAGCATAGCTGAGAGCCTGGCTGATCGCAGCTGGGCAGAATAATAGAATAGGAGAAGAGAATGATTGAACATGATACCAAATATAAAGCCCCACTGAGCAGAGAGACATACGACAAAATCTCTGAGTCCAAGTTCAAGTACATCGCCTATCGCGGCAACCACCCCAAGTTGGAGAGTGGCAAGAAGTATACCTATGAGCAGTTGGGTGCAGCTTGTGGCATTGGTGCCAGCGCCATGCGGGGTAGGATGAGAGGGCGGATTGAGTGTACTGACGATCTGCTGTGGGCTAATGGTGTACGCAAGCCCAGAGAGGAGTGGGGCAAGCAGACATTTGAGCGCCTTGAGAATCGCTCCATGAAGATGATGGATAAGTACATGAGGATGCCCCTATGAGTCAGGGCGATTTCGTAAAGATTAACTCTACTACTGAGGTGGATGCCAAGGTAAAGCACCTACAGAAGCGGCTAAGGGATTGGGATTACCAGTCCCCCTGCTGCGTCAGGCTGACTGCCTATCGCAACCCAGCCAGCATGGATCAGGTGGCACTGTTTAATATGTGGTGCAGAGAGATAGCCCAGGCCATGAAGAAGCGCACCCCAAAGGCTGATGCCGAAGCCTGGAAGCTCTGGCTCAAGCGCAAGTTTCTGGGTACTGATACCTACCAGGTTGGCAAAGATACCATCGAGCAGGTGAAACCTACCCCAAAGGGCAAGGCTGAGATGTGCAGGTTTATGTCATCTGTTTTGGTGTTTGCAGATGAAAAACT